ATTGTATTTGAGCAAAGTGGGGAGATAAGAGCTCTTACTGGAAAAACGATAACTCTTGGTCAGTCTGATAGTTTTGTTGCTTTTGCTGGTAATGTAACTGGTGATGTTACTTTTACTGGGAAACTTGTATTCCCAGATAATGGCACTGTTCCTGATAACCCAACAAATGAACAGTATGACTACATGACTTTTGGTGCCAATGGTTCCATCAGTCAGGTATCAGGTCGTGGAGCACTGATGATTGCCTCATCTGATGATTCACTGATTCTTGCAAATGGTGATGTTGGAAGAACATTTACATCATCTAACATTGATGTTGATCCTGAAAATATATTCTTATTATCTGATGCAAATGTTACAGTCAAAACAGATCTTCAGAGTGGGTTTGGTTCTGAAAATACTTACACATTCGCTGGTGGTGTGATCACATCACCGAGATTCACATCAACACAGGCAACAGGAACAGCACCATTCACAGTATCTTCTACGACTGTTGTAACAAATCTGAATGCTGATACTGTTGACGGTATTCAGGCATCAAGTTTCCTAAGGTCTGATGCTGCCGATACTGCTACTGGTGCGATTACATTCTCAGGTGGTCAAACCTGGAACTCACACATTACTTGGAATACTGGTCAGAATATTTATATTGCAGGAGAAAGTTCTTTTGATGTTCAGTCTGGTGGTCAGTGGCAGGTATGGGATACATCATCATCAAACAACTGGATTACCGCATCTTATGGTCAACCATTAGTTCTGAATAGTAATGCTCTGAACACAATCGTCAAAACATCAGGTAATTCTGATTACTTCAGAATTTATCATAGAACTGACACTGACATCACAATGGATTTCTGGTGTGAAAGTAACACCACCCAGATTGCCGATACTTTTGGTGGAAACACCGATAAGAAATACATTTATTTCAGCAATCCAAATAGTTCTAGTGACCCTGGTTTCATCATGCACGAAACCAGAGGTGGTGAAAGTAATGAAGGTGTCTTGCACTTATGCCCATCTGATGATAATGCAGAAGGTGATTATGTTTCTATTCACGGAACTAATGATGCCGACCAATTAAGACTTCATACCAATTCTTTAATTGAGTCTGTAAATTCTCAGCTCACCTTGAAATCTGGCAGTAACCAGGTTTATGTTAATGATGACTTAATAATCAGTGGCGGTATTCATGATGGAACATCTCTTGGAACTTCTGGTCAGGTATTAAGTTCTACAGGAACTGGTCTTTCTTGGATTGATGCTGCTAGTGGTGGTGGAGGATCTGCTACAATGACCATTGGTGTTAGAGTCGGAACAGCAGTCACATTTTCAATTTCAAACTCTAGAATTGAGATTCCAAATCGTGCCAGTGGGATTACTACCATAACAATCTAATAAATATTTGAAAGCATAAAAAATTATGGCAAATCGTTTTCCTTTAGTTGCAGATTCTTCCTCTAATCAAATAAAAGAAATTCCCAGTGGTGACAATCTAGATTTAAGTGGAAATGGTATTGTGAACGCATCATCAATTGCGATTTCTGGTGGTACTTCATCTCAATTCTTAATGGCAGATGGAACGACTACTACTGGAGGTGGAAGTTTTGATGCTATTGAAGCTATGTTATTTGGCTAAATAACGTTAGCAAAGAAAAACGATTAATAAAATACTATGGCGTTAGCAAAGGCAAATCTTGGTTATCCGGTTCAGTGTCCGTATAATAATACGGATACTGCCGTATATACTGTCAGTAGTAGTAAAAAGACGTATATAAGAGGTCTTCTACTTCATAATACGACAACGGGAAATAATATTACGATAACTATTCATTTTGTTCAGAACAGTGGGGGATCTGCTGCTGCAGCATCAGATACAAATAAAGTTGCAAGATTGACATTATCTGCTTCTGATACATATTTCTTTGAATTAGCATACCCCTTTATTTTGGAAGCAAATAATGATACAATAAGAGTAAAGAATTTAAGTACAACATCTGGAGATACTGTAAACGTAACTGTTCTTGGAGACAGGGAGTCTTGATTTATGGCAGGTTTTAGCGCAAGAAAGGGTAGGAATTTTAATACTACCCCTAGTGGTATTAATGAGGTAAGTGGAAAGGATAGAGATTTTCATACTATAGAAAATGCTCCAGGACCTGGAGCTATGGCAACTGGTGGAATTATTATAGAACCAGGTGATGGATATGTTTATCATGTATTTACTGGAGACGAAAATTTTGAACCGTTAGTACCGTCCAATCAATTAAAGTATGTTGAATATATGCTCATCGGTGGCGGTGGCGGAGGAGCAAGTGGTGGAGCAGATCCTGGCGACCAAGCTGGTGGCGGCGGCGGTGGAGGTGGATTTGTTAGAGGATATGCTTCAGTTACTGCCGGAAATACTTATCCACTCGTAATTGGTGCAGGTGGACAATATGCCAATTCTTATCCACCATATACTGCTTCTGGAACACTAGGATCTCCCACCAGTGGATTTGGGCAGGTTGCAATTGGAGGCGGCGGCGGTAAAGCTAGTTCCCCTAATCCTTATGAACCACTTAACAATGCACTTGGTGCATCAGGCGGTGGCGGCGGATTTGACTTTCCTACATCAGGAGGAGGGAATTTTGGCAATAATGCCGATTTTGATAATCCATTAAGTCCTGAAAAAGGATGGCAAGGACATAAAGGTGGAGAATCAGATACAACGGCACCATCTACTTATGCATCCGGGCCTCCATATACTGTAAATGCTAATAATGAATATGCTGGAGCAGGTGGTGGTGCCGGTGGTCCTGCCACAAAACCTGCTGTTCCATTTTTTCCTGCAAGTGCTATATCTGATTCCTATAGACTTAGTGCAGAATATACTAGAGGTCCGGGAAAGCAAGTTGCTGAATTTAGTGTAGCAAACATTAGTCCGGCATATCCTCCATCTGTTGCTGCGAGATTAGCATCTCCAGAAATTAATGGATGGGGTGCTGGTGGTGGAGCAAATACAACTCTTACTCCTCATCCAGATAGAGTTACTGATTCACCTAATAATAAAGAATTTAAAAGCTTAGTTGGTGCAAATAGTGGTTCTGGTGGTGTTGGAATGCCTGGTGCGTCTCCTTCCTATCTCTCTCAGGTGTTTGATCCCTCGGCTTATGGTGATTCTGGTGTTGCCGTCATTAGATATAAAAAGAGTGAAAGTGGTTCTTTAGCTGCGAGAGCAACGGGTGGTAACGTTATTGAACCAGGAAATAATGCGAATCATTTTGGTATGGTTCGCCATATCTTCACAGGACCAGGAACATTTACTGTTACTGATCCAACATTAACTTCTGTTCGTTTTCTTGCTGTTGGTGGTGGCGGTGGTGGTGGTTGTGCGCCAAGTCCATCATACGCGCCGGACCCATATGTACGCTATGCAGCAGGTGGTGGAGGTGCTGGTGGTTTTGTGACTTCAGAAACTGGTCCAATGACAGCTGAAGGATTTCATTCCTTTGGTAATTATGAACGAAGTGCTAAACTAGGAAAACCATATGTTGTTAGTTCATCTGAAACTGGTGGATATCCAATTGTAATTGGTAGTGGTGGTAGTCCACAACCTAACATCACCAGGTCTGGATATAATGGTGGAGATACCACTATAGGTGCTCCCGGACCCGAACAAATCATTGCTTTTGGTGGCGGCGGCGGCGCTGGACTTTATGCTTATGGTCCCGGGACTGGTAATGGATTACTAGGGTCGCATATGCAGGGTGAACCCGGAGGATCGGGAGGAGGTGGTTGCGTCAATTATATATGGGCCGATTCGAGCAGTGTTGCTTATGGTGGACAGGCTAAAACTGCTGGTACTGGAAATGAAAACTCTCAGGGTAATCCTGGATACAAAGGAACAACTGGTTTCACCCCTAATAATACTTATGGGGCTGCTGGCGGTGGTGGCGGCGCCGGTGGAAATGAAAGTGGTGTTCAAGGTAACCGCACTCTGTATAGTTTTCATGGTGGATGGGGTATGTGGTCTCCATTAGCACCTCCAAATTATGGTACTCCTGGACCAGAACCTGGTAAGAGATACTTTGCCGGAGGTGGTGGTGGTGGTGCTGCTTCTGGGTATATACATCCACCTACTGGAGTTACTCCAGAAGCTTATGAATCTAACCCGACCGTCTGGGACACCTTTCTTGCTCGCGCAGAGGGTGGTTATGGTGGTGGGGGTGATGGTGGTATCTCAGGCTTCAATGGATCTGCCAATACCGGTGGTGGTGGCGGTGGTACTTATGGAATTCCCCCCTATGGTCCTGGTGGAACTTCTGGTGGTTCTGGAATCGTAATTATTGAATACCCAGCATAAATACAAAAATATAGAAATTTATATGGCACACTTTGCACGATTAGATAATAATAACAAAGTCCTAAGAGTTTCTGTTGTTGCTGATAGAATTATTCTTGATGCAAATGGTGAAGAATCTGAGGAATTGGGAATTAAACATCTCAAGAAGATTCATGGAGAAGATACCATATGGAAACAAACATCCAGAAATGGGAATTTTAGGTATACATTTGCGAGTCTAAATGGTCATTATATTCCAGAACATGATATTTTTATGGTAGAAAAACCCTATCCATCTTGGATATTGTCAGATATTAATAATGATGTTTCTAACCCTCTCTATTTTTGGAGACCTCCAATTGAAAAACCAGAATCATTACCAGATGAATCCTGGGAAGGATATTATCAGTATCAATGGAATGAAGTATTATACCAAAATGATACTTCAGATCCAAAAACAGAAGGTTGGGTTATAGAACCAATAAAGGGCATAGAAATTCCGGAGGGATTAGGTCCTCAAAATCCCGAAGAAGAGTAGTATTTACATATACGGATTTTTGATATATAATATTGAATATAATATTAATTTGAATCGATATGGCTTTTCAGAGTATCTGGTATGGTAGTGCAATGCCAGAAAAACTAATTAACGTTTTTGAGGAAGATTTAAATAATAATTTTGGTGAGCAAATGGCAGACTCCAAGTTGCATGGAGATTCTCTCAACAAAGATAAAAGAAATTCAAAGAATTCCTGGGTTCCAACCTCTCATTGGACAGCAGGACTTGTTTGGCATTATGTTCAAAGAGCAAATCGTGAGAATTTTCTCTATGATATTCGTAATATTGATGGAGAGAGTATGCAGTATACTCAATATGGTGTGGGAGAGTTCTATGGGTGGCACAATGATGCCGGTCTTGCAACACATTATAAACCAGTAAGTGTTGGCAACCATCATGAAGGAAGACAGCAAGATTTTGTCAATGAAAATCTTGAATTGGTACGTAAACTTTCTTTTATTGTTCAACTTTCCGATGCTGATGAATATGAAGGCGGAAATGTTCAACTCTTAGCAGAGAATGGTAACTCTTATTTTGTTCCAAGACAGAGGGGAACTGTTGTAGTGTTTGACTCTCGTACATCTCATCGTGTTATGAAAGTTACTAAAGGTCTTCGTAAGTCTTTGGTAGGTTGGGTTGTTGGTCCACGTTGGAAGTGAGGTAAAAATGGCAGAACAAATGACAATGGAAGACGTTAAACGTCAAGAGAGATTCAGTAGCGGAACATCAAAAACAAATCACAAAGAATTTGATGAGAATGGATATCTTGTAATAAAAGATTTATGGGATCCTCAAGAACTTTATAGACCAGTTCCACCTCAAAGAGGTCAAATTAATTATTGGGGTAGGAACGACGACCAGTTTAATTATCAACCATTAGAGGGGCAAGTTGAAGGATCACTTGCTGTATATACTCATCCTCAGTATCGTTCTATTCATTCTAGTATCAGACTCAAACTTGAAAAAGTTATTGGCAAAAAGTTATATAACACTTATTATTATGATCGATATTATTTTCCCGGACAGGCATTGACTGTACATTGTGATAGAAATGCATGTGAAATTTCGGTGTCTATAAACATCAGTACAAATTTGAAAACACCTTGGCCTCTTTGGATTAAAACACCAGATACTGAAAATGGGATTGGAGAAAATAGGTCTGTAATTTTAGAACCAGGTGATGGAATGCTATATAAAGGGTGTGAGCGTCCTCATTGGAGAGATCCAATGCCTACTGAATATAGTAAGACATGGTATGGTAAGAAAATAGAAAAGGAAGGACTTTATTATCATCAAGTATTCTTTCATTATGTTCTTGCAGATGGATATAGAGCACATTGTGCAAATGATAGTAGCAGGTGATGAATTATGTTTTTCAAACTTAGTAATGGTATTAAGACATTTTATAATGTTTTAAACCAAGATGAACTTGATATTATTATTAGAGAATCAATTCCTCTACTTGAAAAAATATCTCCTGGTCATCCTGGATTGCAAACCAATCCAATGTTTCATATTCACATGATGAAAAATGGAAAATATGATATTATTGATAAAATTCATAAAAGTGTTAATGTAGGCGGTTGGATTTCTAAATGTTGGGTTAACTATACTGATCCAACAATGCGATATAGTACTTGGCATACACACATGAGACCAGAAAATCCTCCTTTACGTTGTACTTCTGTTGTTTATCTGAAAGGAGAAGAGAGATGTGGAACTTTGTTTAGAAAAAATAATAGAATTTATAAGACTAAAGGTAAGATAGGATCTGTAGTTACTATTCCACCACATTTAGAACATTCGGTTCCGGAAGATATAATAAAACCTAGATTTTCTATGGCTATTGATTTTGCTGTTTAATTAAAACTATTATGAATTTTACTGTATACTCAAAAGACAACTGCCCATACTGCTATAAAGTCAAACAGGTATTGGAATTGACAAATAGCAACTATGTGGTTTATAATCTCGGTGAGGACTTTACGAAAGAGGAGTTCTATGCTGAATTTGGGAAAGGTTCTACTTTTCCTCAAGTGATTTGTGATGATAAAAAGTTGGGAGGTTCTGTTGACACAATCAAATTCCTCAAGGAACATCAACTCGTCTGATGATAACATAAATAAATCAGAAGACCACAGAAACCGTGGCGTTGATTTTATTCTTAATGGAGGTAAAAGAAAGCAGACTCAACCATTTCACATCATCTTTGAGAAGATGGTTTGCTTTCTAAATCGGGAAGTCACCATCTATTTCGAGTTTTCCTTTAAGTCAAGGAAAAGAAAAGTAATTTCCCGGAGAAAGAAAAATGTTAGCAATTAGTTTAGTATTTGGTTCATTCCTGACCGTTTTATTTCTAATTGTTGGACTTTTAGTTGGTTGGACTGCCAGAGAATACATGATGAATTATCGGGAAGTACCAAGACCTCACCCAGAGATGTTTGACGGGCAAGGTAACCTGATACCTGACGAAGTAATTGCATTTAATTTTGACAACTATCATGACTACGAAGACACCAGCGACGAAGACGACGAGTAAGGCAAAGACAACAAGAAAACCTGCCACACAAAGTCTAGATCTTCCAAACAATCCACTCATTTTTGAGATCTTTGATCTTGCATCAAAGCAGAGATCAAAAGCAAAGAAAGTAGAAGTTCTCCAAAAGTATAATCATGATGCTCTGAGAATGCTTTTGATTTGGAACTTTGATGAGTCGGTTCAGTCCGCACTTCCAGATGGACCAGTTCCTTATTCTGGTTATGCCGAACAGACAACTCAAAGTGGAACTCTTTCTACAAAGATTACGGAAGAAGTCCGTAGAATGTATGAGGTAGGCTCTTTCTCAATGGGAGCATCTGATACTGATGGTAAGACCACTCTTCGTAGAGAGTGTAAGCACTTCTATCACTTCATCAGGGGTGGCAATAATGGTCTGACTTCTATTCGTAGAGAGACCATGTTTATCAATCTCTTGGAAGGTCTGCACCCACTGGAAGCAGAGATCGTTTGCCTTGTCAAAGATAAGAAGCTCTCCGACAAATACAACATTACAAAGGAAGTTGTTTCCGAAGCATTTCCTCAAATCGTATGGGGGAATCGTGGGTAAGGGAATCAATATCATTAATGTAGATTGCGATCCTTCTGCCGCCAATGATAAGAGTCTTCCACGAGATTCTTATCTGATTACCTATGGAGACAATGGAGAACAAAAATATGATGTTGTTCAGGGTCTCCAATCAGATATTTTTGACCAGTATTGGGATAAGTATCGTGATGTAAGAGGACTTAAATGGACAGAGGGAACAGTGAACCCTAAGATGTGGGGTTATAAACCAAACGAAAAAAAGAAAAAGAAATGAATGAGGAAAATCTTAGAGATCAAATAAATCAA